ATCTCACTCTGACAGAGCGAAAATCAGGCAAACACACTTCAAAGAAGCATCACAACAACATCCAGACAGATAGATCCACACAATAGATTTATTACAAAAGAAAGAAAAGTCTTTCCAGAGCCTCTACAGACTCGGCTCCCACACAGAATCTCAAGAACCCAAAACGTATAGTTCGGATTTCACACAGATCCTCGTCCACACAATCTTCCTCAAGCTACAGACCATTTCTCAATCGGTTAACAATTGCTCAGACTTAATTGACCTGACTCGCACCAGATTCTGGAGCTAACCATCCACTAGTCACTAACACAGCGGAAGAAATCAGCAACTAGCTATCTTCTAAGCTCCCCAACATCTTCCCAAAACTTCTAATTTCTACCTCTCCCAGACTGATCCCCCTCTACTATGCCTTCTCCTTCCTTACCTAGCTCGATCTCCCCTTTCCAAAACTGATGCCGCGCTCCATTGCAGCTCTCCTCCTCATTCAATTTTCAACTCCGACGCCGTCATACATCCTAACCACCCCGAATCATAAAAGCTAGCACCTCCATTGCCATAATTCTGTGCCGTCTTCCTCAAGTGTGGTGAGCATCCAAGATCACACCAGAGTAGCCGCCATGCATAGTTACAGTAATGAGACATAATGCACAACCAACCAAGAGACAATGCAAAAATCAGGATCAGAATTATCGTAGCTCCAAATGTTCGGTCACCCCATGTCCGGTTACATATGTCACCCCTTCATTCTTTGAAAAGCTGAGTCCCTTAGCTTCATTCTTGTTGGACATAATAAATTTGAAGATCACGACGAGACCTCTCCCACTGGTGCCCATCAGCATCCTGAACAATGCAAATTCAACTGCCTTCCTCAAATTCCAGATTTCCCTTTCCGTCAGTGTGCCCAACGAACAGGTATGGACCTTCCCAGTTGGCAGTGAGAGCTCTCCTCTTGCCTGGTTTCTTCATTTTCACCATTGTGTCACCTGCAACCAAGCCCTCAAAGGCATGCTTGCCTCTCCTGGTTGCATAGGTCACCCTCTGCTTCTTCTGGGCTTGTTCTATATTGAACAATACATTCTCATGTATGCTTGCAACGAGCTTCATCTTTTGCAGAAATTGCGCAGCCATAGTTTCAACGCCAATGTTGTCATCAGTCTCATCAGTAAGTGCTTGCAGGTAGTTGTCCGCCCTGAGACGGGGTGTTCGACCAGTCAGGATCATGTATGGAGAGAATTTGGTGCTAGACTGAATCCCACACCTATATCCAAATAATACCTTTGCCAGGTGTTCATCCCAACAATCTACAGCCTCTGATGTTGCGACAAGAACGATGATTCCATGTTTAATAGTTTTGATTAAACGTTCCACCATTCCATTACACTGCGGCCATTGAGGCGCAGTGTGTTGATGTTGGATGCCATAATCTCTGCACATAATGTCGAACTCTGCTGCCCACTCGCCTCCATTGTCCGTAAGTATGAACTTGGGAACGACGTATCTGCAGATGACGTCATCTTCCAGGAAGCTAGCTGCAATCTTAGCCCCATGATCACTCACAGCCTTCGCCTCACACCACTTAGAGTAGTGGTCGATTGCTACCAGAAGATACCTGTTCCCCGACTTGGTTGCAGGCAGTGGTTCGACAGTATCCATGGCCACCCGATGGAACAGGTCACGCACAGGTATGCTCCTCATCTTTTCATCTTCCGACCGCACGCTTCCTAACCTTCTAACCATCTGGCATCGTTGGCATGTCTTCACAATAGTTCTTACATCTCCAGTCCGATGATGCCAGAAGTACCTCCTGCATACCTCAGTCAGCGTCCTTTCTTCTCCAGCATGCCCGAGATCCTCATGTATTTGGGTCACCAGTGGAGTCCTCTCCTCTGGCTTGGGCACATACAAATCCCTGAAGTAGAGCCTTTCATCCCTGATGCAGTAGTTAGACACTCTCTTCCTGACCTCTTGCTTTCTTCAACATCCATTGTGTCAGGTAGTACCCCATCTCTCAGTAGTGTTAGGCAGGCAGCATCGCTCCAAATGTCGACGGTCCTAATGTCGTCCTCGTGACCTCCTTCTTCACTAGGTTCGGTGGGATCCAACTCAAGATCATCAGATTCTGTAAGCTTCTGAGCAGCTAGGACCAATTCCAGCTGCTGACGCTTGTCATAATGTCTGATGATTTCCTTTCGTGGCTCTTGCTTTCTCTGCCCAGTTCCCATCCCCTCATCAGCGACAACTCCCACCACTTCCATGCGTGGGTCGTCTGCCTCAGCGTGGCGATTCATGAGGCTCGAAGTTCCTGTTCCCAACAATCCTTCTCGAGCTAGGGACTCGCTGTGCTCCTGCAGCAGGCTCGTCTCAGTAACCACATCCAGCATGAGCAGCTAGTGTTCTTCCAAATCATACCCCCGATTGATACCGGCACAACACCTCTGGTGCCTGGCCAATTCCCGTGATGTCCTCCTGAATCCGAACCAGTCTGAATGCTAATCACACCGAACAACAAGCATTTCTTCAGTTGAGTCATCTCGTGGAGGCCCAACATCCTGAATTTCCCTATTGAAATCATCATCTTTTGAGGCTTTCCCAACGGGATTCCTGCTTAAAGCATCCACGTTGGTGTGCCTTAAGCCTGGTTGGTGTACAATTTTAAAATCGAAGTCCTGCAGCAGGTGGATCCATCTTCCTCTTCTGCCACTTGCATCTGACACCGTCGCTAGCCATTTGAGTGGCTTGTGGTCAGTTCTAAAAGTGAAACGGGTCCTATGCAGGTACTGCCTGAAGTGCATGATACCCCATATTAGCGCATAGCACTCCCCTTCCATGGGGTGAAATCTTCTTTGTGCCATCGTCAGACCTTTGCTGGCATATGCCACGACTTTCTCAAATCGACCCTCCTTTTGAGACAGTATAGCGCCGACGCCTCTTGTTGACCAGTCAACATCGAGGCAGAAGGGCCTACTGAAGTCAGGTCGTATCAGTGTGGGAGCATCGACCAGCGCCTTCTTCAAAGTGTCAAACGCCTACTGACAGTCTCGACTCCACACAAATGCCACATCCTTCTTCATAAGATCGAACAATGGACCAACCAATCACGAGTAACCTTGAACATACTTCCGGTAATATCCAGTCAGTCCCAGGAATGATCTGACATCTGTCACCATTCTTGGCTCAGGGAAGCGCACGACTACATCAATCTTCCCAGGATCTGGTTTAGCACCACTCTCACTAACCACATGGCCCAAAAATGTGATGCTGCTGGCAGCAAAACAACATTTTCCTGGGTTCAGTTTCAAGTTTACTTCCCTTAGTTTGGAGAGCACAGCTTCTAAGTGCCGAAGATGGTCCTCCCAGCTCTCACTATGGACGTTGAGGTCATCCACAAATACCTTCAAAAATTTATCTCCCAATTCCTTGAAAACCAAAGACATCATCCTGGTAAAGGTGCTAGTGGCATTCTTGAGGCCAAAAAGCATGACAGTCCAGTCGTACAACCCAGTCTTGGTGACCAACGCCGTCTTCTTCATGTCGTCGGGGGCCATACGAATCTGCCAAAAGCTTGACTGCAAGTCTAATGCAGTGAACCAAACTGATTTTCCCAATTGGGATATTACATCCTCAACTAAGGGCATGGGAAACGAATCCCTCCTGGTCTGCAGATTGAAAGGCCTATAGTCCCCACAGAATCTCCTACTGCCATCCTTCTTCACTGGCAAGGTCACCCGACAGGCGTACTCAGAATCACTAGGCCTCATTTTGCCCAGATCCACCAATACGTCTATTTGTCGCTTCACTTCGACCTCCTCCCAGTACGACAATCGTCCAGGCGCTACCCTACAAGGTGGGAATCCTTGCGTATCGATGGAGTGTTCCCCGACTGTGCAACATCCTAACTCCCCTTTATTCCAGGCAAACACGTCTTGTTACCTTTCCAGCATTCTCCAGAACTGTTGCCCCTTTCGCTCGTCCAAGTTCTGATCAACACAGAGCTTCTGGTAGATGTCCTCCCACCTTGAGCTCACCCTTGGGTTATCTGTGGACACTATCTGGCCCCTAAAGTTGTTGCAGAGAGTAACATCGTTCAGTTGCTGAACTTGCAACAGTACGGGTACTTCCACATAATTCAAACCATCTGCAAGAGCCTGTTTCTTTTTGTTCTGCATCCGCCACCCATTTAATCTAATCGGCATAGTCGTTGGCATCTATAATTTCTTCTCGCATGAAGTTATCAGCTTGTTCTTGCAATGTCAGCTGCAGAATCTGCTGAGGTCCTTCCATCAATACCAACTCCTCAAGTTCAGTGTTTCCGAATTCAGATTCGTCATTGATCGATCTCGGCCGTTGACACTCCTTGTCACAGTCCCCAGACATATCAGAGTCTGAACCTGACACCTGCGCATCCATCTGTTAGGTTTCAATGTCCTCATTCACACATGGCCTTCCCATGAACCCATCGACTCCTTCAACAGAACGTGAATCGTTTTGCATTAGGGGCTCCGAGTTTAGCGACTGCATCATATTCACCATGGTCAAAGGCAGCACCTCCACGTCGGGCCCCAGACCATGTCTGACTTGGATCCGTCCTCGCTCCACATCGACGTTGCCCCAATTTTAATTAGAAAGTCAAGCCCAAGCAGCACATCATAGCTGTCGGTATCCACCACCATGAAGGTCATGGTGCACTGAACTCCTCTAGCTTTGACCGACACTTCATCGATTCGTCCCAAGGCCTGCGTGACTACTCCAGATGCGGTCTTGTAGGTCTCCGATCCGGAAATTAAGTGCATCATACCCAACTCTATGACCACTGCAGCCACCATGACAGACATGGATGCTCCAGTGTCCACTAGTCCCTCAATTAGGTAGCCGTTTATCTCTACCGTCAAATGCAAGGTCTTACTCCTGTGTGTCCTATTAATGTAGATTCTCCGCAACATCGGAGCTGTAGACACCATCGTCACCTGATTACTGGCGACTTCTGCATCCTTCTTTCTTCTAGCAACCTTCACCAGACTTTCCAATTGCTCCAACTCACTTGGTATCATCATAATTGTCTCCATTGGTGTCAGTGAAATCTTCCCTTTTACAAAATGGGAAAGGATCTTTGACCTGATGGAATCTTCCCGATTCACCCCGGTGCTGTCTTCTGTAACATCAGGCGATGGTACAGTACCCGTCGGGGGCATTTCAACAGGCAGCCTACGTCTGGGCACACGAACATGTGAGAACACATTTTCATTCCCACACAATTCATTGAATTGTTGTAAAGTTGCTGCTTCGTCATTCAACAACACTTCAAGGAAATTTGTCGCTCCAAAATGCGATTTCGCATCCTTAGATTTCCTCCAACACCTATCTTCTGAATGTTCGAGACCCGAACAGAAAGAACATTTCACACCACAGTTCTTTGTCCTATGAAGCATGCCACATTTGGCGCATTTCGGCCGTGGCTCATTCAACCTTGGACATGTCGTGGCTATATGGTCCTTTCCCTTACAGACTTGACATTCTTCAGGCAAGGTAGAAGAAGATGATGGGATAGAGTTCGGCACACTTCCCCTTAAAAAATTGATCAGCGTGTTGTTTAGAGTAGCCACTTGATGTTCCATCAACGTCTCTGCTACTCCCTCCTCTTGCTCCTCCTTTAGAGGCTCAAATGGAGTTTCTCCAAGCTCGCCCAACACTCGCTCGAGTTCGGTAGCTGCACCCACTAGCTCCTCAATGTCAGCAAAAGTTCTTACGATGCATAATTTTCGAATTTCAAGCCTTAGTCTGGCCAAAAACCTCCGTCTCTGTTCGGTATCTAGTATTCGGCCTCTCTGGAACAGCCTGTCCAAACGTTCAAAGTACTTCTGAACCCTCTCTCTGGGTTCCTACTTGATGGCATCGAGCTTCACTCGTATGTCATCAGCATCCACATTCCCGTACTTATGTACGATCAGTGTCTTCAGCTCCAACCAATCGGCTGGCGCCGGTTGTAACCTTCTGAACCACTCTCTGGCCCTACCTCTCAAGTTGAGCTTGGCGATCTTAAAAAGCTTGTCTGCATTGAAGTCTCGCACCTCAGCAGCCATGCTGAGCCTTTCCGCCCAATCACCAACGTCTTCATGGTCCCTTCCCCAAAACAACTCATCCATGCCCTAGGGACTAGTCATCTTTCAGAATTTCAGTAACAACAGAAACAAGATGCAACACTCCTCACCACACATAGACCCTCAAAACACAAAAACAAAATTGATCAGCCCCTCGGCTTCTGCAGTTCGATTCTAATTCTTGAAAGAAATTTTTTTGCCTAAGTCATCAATCGAACTCAGACTGCGCGCCCTCAGCTATGGGTATCAATGGTTCAAAATCTGACGGAAAAATGGAGAAACATTGCTCATCTGTGGATTCCTGCTAGAATTGCCACTTCGATGCTGAATCGTGCCACACCCGCCATCTTACGAGACGAGACCTCGTTCCGGAATGCTCCACATGGACTATACGATCTCCAACTTGAAATAGGTCTTCCACACCAGGAATGTAGAGCCTAGGAAAATGGTTAGCTGAGGGAGTCGACTTGGGAATCCATATGTCTCCCAGTCTAGGCACATTGCACCGCCTCTCAACAAATAATGGTGTCACTCTACGCAAGGTAGGTGGTGTAGTGGTACTGTGTCTGAAATTGCGAGATTGACACCCACCCCCTGGCTCCATTACTCACCTTCACCCAGACCTTAGCTCGGGTGTAAAAACCACTATGAGCTATTTCGATTGTTATATCTCCTACTTTGGCCGCATCGGGATCTATTCCTACAATAATTATTACACCAAACCCCAAGGAACGCAATACCACGGCCCCTCTCGGTGGCAATACACCCCGAGTAGTGTAAAAGTCGAACCTACGGATGATCCTTTGCTCACGAGTTTTCTGTACTAGTTCTTCCACTTAAATATCATCTGCATCAGTCGAGGACATATTTCCTTGACTACCATCACACCTGGGTCCTCATATGTTATACCGAAACCCACTAGATCAAACCTACTCTGATACTAAAAGAAGAGGGACCAAACAACAACCAGAACCCTCAAGGAGATCTCACTCTGACAGAGCGAAAATCAGGCAAACACACTTCAAAGAAGCATCACAACAACATCCAGACAGATAGATCCACACAATAGATTTATTACAAAAGAAAGAAAAGTCTTTCCAGAGCCT